AATAAATGCCTCAACTTTTGTTTCATTGTCATCTTGACATGTTACAGTCAAAGTGATCAATTCACCAATAGATGCTGCTCTAATCTTCAAAAACAAATATTCCAAATCAAAACTAGGTAGTGTATCTACCTTAATTCGTGAAATAACACAATTTTTGATTAAATCCTTAACTGCGTTAAGAACCTCTTTTTCATCCTGTGTCTCAAGTGCCAATAATAGCACCTTCTCCTCTTTTACAAGAAATGGACGATATTTGACAGTTTTGCCTGTAGAGGGTAATTCAAGCTCAAACGTTGGATATCCTACCTTTGGTAATGCCATTAAAAAAATTTCAAGTCGTATATTTATATATAGCGACTTTTTGAGGCAAAAATATGCAGAATAAATTTTTGCGAATTTATGGAATCAAAAATTCAATTTTGACACGCTATTTTTCGTCTGGACCAAAATTATTAAGAAACTGCTCTAAAGTAGCGGATGGAGTCCACCTTTCTTTTGTTGTGTTATCTCTAGCATCAAAACCTTGATCAGGCCAATTTTCTCTTGGATTATAACCAGAAGCAACTTGTCCATATCTGACAGTATGCCTTGAATAATAAAAATTAACATTAACTCTTGCTATCTGAGATGTTCCATACTGTAAAGGAACAGCATCAATAGCATATGGATAGCAATTCTCTAACAAATAAGTTATAGGAGCTCTTTGATTAGATGCATTAGGACCACTCTCTGATTTTATAATTCTAGCAGTACAAACATAATCATCCATGAACTGCAATCTATTAGCACGAGTCCAAGAATCTGCTCTCACTGATCCTCTAGCTTCTTCCATAGTTCCATTATATCCTGCCATTTTTTCACTATAGATAAAATCATACCAAGCAGTAAAGAATTTTAATGCTGTTACATTAGCATCTAGCAAGAAACCCATTCCTACATCAGTAAAAATTCTAGTATGTGGATAAGATACACTACCTTCTCCTAAATACCTACCATTTATTTGTCCAACAGCAGATTGAACGTTAGGAAGTTGTGCTTCATCACAAAACATCTCAACAACATCTTTGTTGTAAGAAGAGTAAAAAGATTCAGCAAATGGTCTCTCTGGTTTCTTAAAATCAAACTGAACATCAAAGCCTGTGGTAAGGGACATTCCACCCTTTGCACCGACTTTCTCCATAAAGTCATTTATTTTTGTTACTGCCACTCTAAATATAAAATGTGGATTATATATTATATATGGCTTACTCTGGATATTATAAACCTTTAAACCCTAAGAAATACCGTGGCAATCCTACTCGTATAGTGTACAGATCACTATGGGAGAGAAAATACATGAAGTATTGTGATACCACACCTAACATAATGGAGTGGGGAAGTGAGGAAATCGCCATACCATATAGATCTCCCATAGATAATAGGTCACACAGATATTATCCCGACTTTTATATTAAAGTACGTGAAAAAAGCGGAAAAATATCTAAGTACATAGTTGAAATCAAACCAAAGAAACAAACTCAACCTCCATATGGTAAAGATAAAAGAACTAAAGCCTATAGAAACGCTGTTCTAACCTTCGCTAAGAATAAAGCAAAGTGGAATGCTGCTGAGAACTACTGTGACGATAGGCAAATGAAATTTTTAATACTAACAGAAGATCACTTAGCAGTATGAAACAATGGCACAAGGATTTAGAGATATACAAGTACCTCAGTTAAAAGAGGACTCAGGTTATGAAACTATATTTGAAAAAGTAAAAGAAGCAGCAGGTGGAGAAACAAAATCCTACCTATGGTATAGGAATGCAATAAGACAATATGCTTTAAGAATTAATGACAACCCAGAAAGACTCATGCGAGATGAGGTGCAGGATGCTATGGGTTCAGAAGAACAAGAAGATCAGAATCAAATAAGAAGATGGGTTGTATCAGGTCATATGTATCTCTTTGAATACAAGGCAAAGACTGCTAATAAACTACCATATTATGATGAATTTCCGCTTGTTTATGTAATAAAAGCAACTAGAAGTGAATTCTGGGGATTGAACCTACATTACCTGACACCAAAGAGAAGAGCATGGGTTGTTAAAAGATTATTTGATGGAAGAATTGATGCTCCACGTAAATGCTTCCATAAATACTTAACTAGTTATGTTGATGGTTTTTTTCTTGACTTAGCATCTTCCGAATGGGCTAGTGCTATTCTCCTACCAGTAGAAAACTTTGTTCATACTAGTAAGAAACAACGTGGTTTAACTTCATATCCAAAAGAAGTTGTTTGGGATGAAATAAATGAAGATTTTTATGATAAAATCAAACAAAAAAGAATCATACGTGGTTATGGTAAGAAAGAAGATACAACAATGGTATTAAAATGACAATTAGTATTGGTAGTTGGAAAACCTCTGAATTTTCAGAGGAACAAAAGAAAAATTCTGCTGGATATCAAGCAGCTACTGGGACTGGTGCTTTTGAAGGTCAAGCTCTGACTTATGGTAAATCAGAAGATGGATCTACTACTGCTAGTGGACCAGCTGCTGCTAACATGAAGTATGCAAATACTCTTGATGGAGAAAGACCTAGTGATACAACACTAAGATATCCTAATGATACTTATCTTGGTGTTGATACTGACTATGTTTTCTTTCAATTTGGTAAATACAACCCACCATTCGGTAAACAATATAAAAAACAGGACGGTCAATTTACAGAAGAATTAAAACGTGGACAAGGGGATAAATCTAGTACGTATGACTTGTATCAGGACTCAACTAACTTAGAAATTAAAGGACCATCAATTATATTACCTATGCCACAAGATTTAGGTAATGAGATATCACAAACATGGCAAGGTAAACAGTTCAGTGGAGTAGGAAGAGCAGCAATAGCATCTTTAGCTGGAGCAAACATGAGCTTCACAAACAAAAAACTAAGAGATGCTTCTGGTAACTGGAAATCTTTCCAAACTGCACTAACCAAAAGTGCATTGAATAGTCTTCCTGGTATTGGTGGTAACTTATCATTCAATGATATATCTGGTTCTACAAGAGGAATCGTTATGAATCCTAACACAGAACTATTATATGATTCTCCACAGTTAAGAGAGATTGGAATGACATGGAAACTAGTTCCAAAAACTTTAGCAGAAGCGAGAGAAATTAAAGCTATCATTGATGCATTTAGAGAAGCATCATTACCATCATACGGTTCTTCAGATGATCCTATAGGATCTTGGGGTGAACCAGCAAAAAGTGGTGTTGGTATAGGAACTGATCGTAGAAGGAATGCTTCAAGTGACACTCAAGTCTTTAGCGAAGAAAACTTTATTCATGTTCCTTGGATGTGTAAATTTACATTCATGAAAGGAAATGAAACACACTATAACGTTGCTCAATTCAAACCATGTGCAATAAGTAAAGTACGTGTTAGTTACACACCAGATGGAATGTATTCAACATATGTTGATGGATCACCTGTTGCAACAGAACTCAGCATAAACTTCATAGAAAGCAAACTTATCTTCAAAGGAGAGGTATCCAAAGGATTCTAATGTACTTTTCAATACTACCAGACATACAATACGATAACAAACCTATCAGTTATCCATTTTCAGAATCTGATTACACTATTGCCAAGAATTTCTTTCGTAGATATGAATTAAGCAAGGATGTATTTGGATATGCTACTCACTATAAGAAGTATGCTGTAAATGATGGTGTTAAAATTGAAACGATTGCGAATGATTACTATGGAAGACCAGAGTATGATTGGATTATAATATTAACTAACAATTATATCAATCCACATTTCTCATTTCCATTAGATAACTCAACACTAAGGAAAGTAGTAGAAGATAAGTATGGAGAGAGTGGAGCTTATGATGTACACCACTACGAAACAAAGCAAGTTAAATCAGGAGAGATTGTTGACAATCTTAATGTAATAGCATTACAAGGTGGACTAATAGTAGACAAGAACTTCTATGATTCTACCTTTACTTACTGGGATGGTAGTGAATCAGTCTCTGTTGCTGGCAATACAGTATCAGAAGAAATTTCTAACTGGGACTATGAAGTAGCAGAGAACGAGAAGAAGAGAGAAATATATTTACTGAAGAAACCTCTCCAAGAAAAATTTGTTGAAGAATTTAAAACCAATAATTTATATTCAAAGTCATCAAACTTCATTAGTAAGAGACTTAAAAAGACTGGAGTCTAGTTCAACTTTTTGACACAAAAAAACCCCCGAAAAATTTTCGGGAGTTTGTGGAATTGACTTTTCAATTTTGCTGTACTATGCAGAAGGTTCATTAGCATGTAGTACCACATGTCCTTGATAAACAGGAGGTTCTTTGTGGTGATTACAATCACAAATGATCTGATCAATCTTAGCTTCAAGACTGTGTAGATGTTCTAGTACATGATCCAGTCTAGGATCAGGTGTAGAAGTTACCATATTATCTACCTGAAAATCAACTGCTCCTGCATAAGGATCAACAGTATATGTATCTGCTGCTGTTCCAGTTGTAATAACTACATCCTGATTTGGATCACTTAAACCAATAGTACCATCATCACCCTCTGGATATAAACCAGCAGGTGTAGTATAAGTTACGTCTGTGCCTGGTATAGCACCTGCGGTTGTAGGATCGTATGAATTACTACTGTCTATATTAACCGTCTGATCATTTGTAGTATCAGGTGGTTGAATGTTTGAGTCTGTCATTTTTATACCTATAGTTGTAATATTTAGATTAGCATTCCTTATTAAGATCTTCTGCCATGTTGCCACCGATCTCTGCACCTTGATCCATTCCGATCATCGTAGCAGCACCAGCAAGTACCCAACCAACAAAAGGAACAGAGGCAAGACCAGTAGTAGCAACAGCAGCACCAACGCTACCACCGACAATTCTACCTGTTTGCTTTCCTCCACCGATTGCTTCAATGCAGGCTTCAGATCTTTGTTCTTCTCTCTGTGTTGATTCCCAATCGTCTCTTTGATATCTTTGTGTTCTAGGATAGAGTGACCCATCAACAGGTACTTCTTTAACGACAGTTTTATTTTCGTTAGCGAGTCCCAGAAAGCCACCTTTCTCTTTGATCTCCTCCGTTATCACAACAGTCTTAGGATCATTTGCTCGGTATTCTATATCATATCCATCCTTTGTAACTCTTGCTCTGTAGGATGTGTACTCATTGACTGGTACATTTAATGTTGGTAGGTTGCTACGAGTAGCAAGCGTACCTATCATAGCAAGGTGGGATACGCCTAGGATTCCTCCCAGACCTATCCCTATCAGTTTCATCTTTTCCATATCTCATCATCTATTTGGCCAATAGACCTATATT